CGTTGATTGTGTCAGGGAGGGGGAAGGCGTCTATGCTATCCAGATGGACGGCTCCGGTTTTGTAAAACGCTTGAGCCGTAAACCGGGGAAACTGGTTGTAATATCGGACAATCCGCGTTATGAGACGTATGAAGTGCCGTTAGATACCGATGATATACGCATCATCGGAAAAGTGCGCGGAGTTGTGAGTTTGCAGTAATCATCTATAACAGTCTATACATGAAAATATTATTTTAATAGGAGAAAAACGTTATGGCTAAAAAAAGCAATGCATCTACTGCTGGTTATGGAGCTATCGCCTTACTATCAATAATTGTATATTTGTTTACAAATAAAGTATTTTTAATTATCTTTGCTGTTGTTGTAATTTTGGGAACAATAATTACAATAGTATATTTAAAAAATAAAAAGAAGAATTTAAGTATACACGATACCGAACCCGATACAACTTATGCAGTCTTTACTGATCTTGACGGTAATGATGCTAAACTTGTAAGGTTAGACATAAATTCTTTCCCCGGCGATATTCCCGCATATCTTGCTCAAGCTTTAGAAGCAGAAGCATCAGAAGATTTTCTTGCAGCTCGTGTATTTTATATGCAAGCAGTTGAAGTATTGAAACGATATAACAAAAAAGTATTTGATACGTATATTGAGCCTTTACAAAAAATGTATGATGAATTTGTTTTGCGCGATCCTTATTACAAAAAACTTATGAAGCCATTATTGCAAATCATTGAAAAGAACAATGGAATATTACAATCAGAAATTACAAAGTATTTTCAACGGTCTGATTGGGGCGCATTAAAATTGTACAATAGACCTGTATTAAAAGATGATATTTACTACGCTTTATATTTTGCCGATAAGTTTGGCCATATTATTAGGATTAAAAAGGGTAGGTCGTATCAGTTATATTTACCAGGAACGATAGAAACAGCAAATACAATAAAGGCAACTCCATGAGTAAACGAAAAGCGCTTATTTTTGCATTGCTGTTTGCTGCTGTTGCCGGTATCTGTGCAACCGATACCGGTAAGAAGGTGTACATAACGGATACGGGGAAAAAGTATCACTGCAAGGACTGTAAAACGTTGAAGAAGGCAAAGCACCTTACGGAGCTTACGGTTAAAGATGCACAGGCGAAAGGGTATACGGCTTGTAAGGTGTGTAAGCCGCCTGAAAAGTAGAGGCTATTTTTCTAAAAATATCATTGCTATTCCGGTCATGCATTCGTTAGCGAATACATTACCACCTTCTTTTTTACATACTTCACCACTTGTACGATGATTCCCGCGTAAATTTACGATATGTATGCTTTTAAACTCTAATGCAACACACTTTCGAAAATTGGTAAAGGCAATAGAATCAATAAAACTACTGTTTACGATATAGGCAATGACGCCTCGTTTCAAATTATCACTTGCCCAACGAATTGCACGAACATATCCATCATACAGGGCTTGCTGATTTATTGCACACCCACCGTATGTTTCACGAATTCGTCTATCAATTTCGGCATCTTTCGTGCATTTTCCATAGGGGGGATTCCCTATAAACAGATTAAAGTTTCTCGGATGCATTTTAAAAGCATCAACACAATGAATCTCAACGCGCTTACCGTATGTATTGCTTGTTCTTGCATATTGCTCATATCGAATTTCATATGCTGAAACATATCCAACATTATGAGATAAAAGCGATTCCAAAAACACGCCGTCTCCTGTAAACGGATCGAGTGCTTTTATATTTTTTAATAAAACCCCGCTCTTTTTAAGTAAATCAATGGAGCTCTGTACGATAAAGTCTACCATACGTTTATCAGTGTGTGCCACTCCATAAGTTTTTGCTTCGCCTGTCATAGTGTGTTGCAGATAGAAGCTGGAAGTTGCCGTAACTTTCTACTCGATTCCTTCCATTTTCCTAAAAAAGCGAGACAGCGTGTAAGCTGTCCCGCTTAACACTAATCCCCCGTAGCAGCGGTATGCGCTTTTACAAAAGCTGCAAAATGTCTTATCGGCCACCACAACGCAATGACAGCGCCTGCGATGATGCACAAAGGCAAAACGATTGCACCGACTTTTGCAAGAACAGCAGACGGGACAAAAGCAATGACAAGCAATAACAATGCGCACAGGGCAATAAGCACTAATGAGAAAATACTGATCAATGCTTTTCCGAAACCTTTCATGATTCCTCCTTTAGATGATAAAGATGCCGGATACAAGTCCTCCGGCGGGGACATTTTCCTTTGTAAGGAGTTTTCCAACATGAGCGGACACTACATATCGGACGAGGTTGGTTATACTGTAGCAAAAAAAGAGCGGTGAGGTGTTTTAACAGTGATTAAAAAAATACTTTGACTTTTAGAGGCGATTGCGTTATGCTTCTTGTATGATGAGCAAAGGAAGACCCCCTGTATAGGAGCGAGGGAAGCGTAAGGCGAGGGCAGTCGGTTCGAATCCGGCCGCCTTTGCTCATCGTATTTTCTTCATTTCGATGATACGCTGATATTCATTACGGCCTCTATCCAGTTCGGTTGAAAGGTCAAGTTCATACATCGTATCGATTTTCGGCAACATTAAAGAAACGCCTTTATGTCCCTTATTTCTCATACTCACATCGACGGCGATTTTCATATATTTACTTTCAGTTTTTTTCTTTAAGAAAATAAGCTTTTCACCGTCATAATAAATTGATGCATCAATAAGATAATCCATGATATTATACCAATCGAAAACATCGGGAGCATTGCCGGTTTCTGCGTGGCGCTTAGAGTATTTAGCACTCTGCACTAATCCAGCTTCCAAGAAGATAAGATTTTGATTACCGATACGGATACCTTCTTTTGCGAGTGCGTCTTGCGTCTTTTGATCTAAGAAGCCGACCGGCGTCATATACTTTTTATCAAGGGTACGTGATACGGCATTGTCAATAAAGTCAATATGCGCAGCCTTTGCCGCACTATTTGTCATCAGTGTTTGTACAACGGCATTAAACTGTTCCGGTATTTTATCATGTGCTTTTTTTATACACTCCGCTAAAACGGCAGTATTTCTACTCATCTTCCCTTGGTTCCAGTTAAAGCCCGGCGTAATGCCTTTCGGGATGCGTTCAATAGTTCCTTTACGCTCATTAAAATATGTACGGTATTCTTCTGGAGGGACTTCGGTTTTTACCCGAAGGATTCCACCTCCTGAGCCGTCGGCTTTCGGCGGTATTTTTATACCGTCCCGCTCATAGCGCTCTTTTCTCGGCTCCGAGACTGCCCGTGTGTAACACTTACAACCGTACCCGTTTGGCGGTAAATGATTATCCCAGAACGGATCATCCTTCGGCAAAATAAGACCGTCCCATGCAAGATGCTGTTCACGGTGTTTTTGGGCATTACCGACACGGTACATAAGATAGGGATGCAAATCACTTGCCATCGTGCGATCATATTGAGCCTTCTGAAAAGCACTGCGTAAATTGACGTTATAGATTGTTTTAAGCCGCCGATCGCTTCCGAGCTGTGCATCAATTTCTGCTCCGGTAAGCGGATCGGTCATCTTCTTTTTGCCCCACCAGCCCTTCTGTTGCAGTGTCGGCTTTAAATTCTTTTTAAAGTGTTCAAAGCTGTGCCCTTCTTCAAGTGCTTTTTCCACCGCCTTTTTAATATCGCTTAATACATCAAGCTGCATAGCCTTTGCAACGGTAAAAGCGGTTGCGTGTTCTTCGTTCCAGACATCCTTATACGAAAAACCGACTTTTAAATTTTTATCTTTGATGTAGTTGAGCGCATCTTCGGGAATAAGAGACTCAGGCATTGACCGCCTCCCCATGCTCACCAAAAAGATTCTGCTGTTTTTCGGTTAGCGCTTTTTCAATCCGCTGTTTGGCGATAGCAAAATAATTCTCGTCCAGCTCTATACCGATAAACCGACGACCGGTATTGATGCAAGCAACACCGGTTGAAGCGCCTCCCATAAATGGATCAAGGACAAGCGCATTTTCTTGCGTAACTAACGCCATAAGCCGCTCAAGCAGCCGTACCGGTTTTTGTGTTGGGTGCTGCATACTATAATGCTCCCTGCCTTGCTGCATGATCGATTTTTCTACGCAACCTTCTGTAACATTTTTCATTGTTAAGTAATCTCTGTCTGCATTTTTCATACGCTTTGAAGTTGCTATTGTATGTTTTGCAACATATTTTTCGGTGTTAAAATCTATTATCGTTTTTTCTCGCAATCCACGCTCTATCATATCAATTGTAGAAACATCTCTATCACAGCCGTTGATTATTCCTGTATGGGAAGTGAAAAATTTTGCTTTTGCTTGTTTATCCCATACACAGGTTTTCTCGTATTCTTCTAAATATTTCTTCACTGCTGCTAAGTGTTTGCTATTACTAAAAACACTCAGCAGCCGCTTAATATCTGTTTTTATTGCGCCTATATCATGCCCTTTCATTTCAAGATAAGGAACGCGCACCTTGTTGATTTTTCCCTTACCGTTACAATGAATACTGACCGTTTCATGAATGCGGTTAAGAGGTAATAGAGGGCTGGTAGTTTGTACTTTATTCCAGATAATCTCTTCTTTGAAAACGAAGCCTAAATCGGCAAGTATGGTGTTCCAGCGGTAAAACGCTGTCCCCCGTCCAAAGAGCAAGATAAAACCGGAAGGTTTCAATACTCGTTTTGCTTCGTTAAAAAAGACCGTTTCGTTAAAAGGAATATCGAGTTTTTGATTTTTCAGATAGCCATACGGCGGATCGGTAATAATAGCATCGATACTGCTGTCAGGGATTTTGGGCAGAAGGTCTATACAATCTCCCCGTAATAGGTTGATATTTTCAGTGAGTTCCATACTATTCATCTTCCTTGTCAAAATTGGCATCACCTTCGGCGCGTGCCTTAAAAAATGCGATTGCCATTGTGCGGGCTATTTTTTCAGGGCTCCAACCGGTTACCAGCTTTTCAAGTTCCGCTTCAAAGCTCGTAAAATCGGTCGCTTTATCCGCTGCTTGTTCCAGTACTGCTGCAATACCGTCGGTAATAGCGATAAAGTCTTGCTCGTTTTCTTCCGGCAATTCATCTTCATCGCTTGCGTAGGAAGAAACGCCGCTTGCATTGAGTGCAATGGAGCCGGAGAGCGCCCCGTGCGTATTCAGTTCCGCTTGATACGGATTCGGCGCAGTTAGTATCTCATCATCTTTTTCAGGAGCAGAAAGCCCTAACAGCGTATGCATTTCCTGCGCCTTTACTTTTAACCCCAGCGGTACGAGCTTCGTAACGGAATCGACAATGAGCTGTACGTTTTTCGGTTCGACGTATTTGATGCGGAGTTTCGGATAGTGTTCCTGTTCGCCGAAATTAAAATTGACATAAGGGATAACAAGGTCGCGGTTTAAGGTTTGCTCAAGCTGGCGCACATCCGCTTTTAAGATATCCTGTCTAACAGTCTGCTGGTCTTGGCTGTCTCCGAGCTTGCCCGGAGTGCCTTCGGCGCTTGCCGTCTGTCCGAGCACGAGCTTTGAAAGCTGCTTATCAACCCACTCGGCAATGTCTTGATAAACGGTTGCATTGCTCGCCGTTGTTTTACTTTCGATAATATCGATAAGCATTGAATCGGGGATCACCGCTCCGACATCTGCGCCGATTGCTGCAACGGCACGCTTTAAGGTTGCAATATCTTCTTTTGTTGCCTTGCGTCCGTATTTGCCGATTCTCACCGGATAGCCGAATCGATCGGCGAATGCAGCCCAACTAGTTACGTCATACGTTTTAATCAGCCAATAAAAGAGCGCGGTAAAGCTCAAACCGGAGGTAATCTGCTTACCGCTTAGCAGGTTCGGCTCATGCACGATAAACTTGTACATCTCAAGCGGATGCAGCTCCATACCGTAAGGATCCCGAAGCGATAGTACACCCGTTTCTTTATCGTACGCGAACCAGCGCGGATCACGGAAGTAAAAGGTTTGCGGTTTCCACCGCGAGCCGGAAGTCTCCCAGATAATTTCATTGACGCTAAAGCCTTTGCCTAAAGCGTCGAGCGTGTTTTTAATTAAATCCATACAATCGGCGTGCTGTGCAATATCTTCACTGACGGCATCGGCGATTGCAAGGCTTTCTTTATCATCGCTTCCTGCTTGCACATACAGTTCCAGTCCTTCAACGGCGTGTTTGCGGGTTGAAAGCACTGAGCGGTAATGCGCATCGCGCTCTTCCAATTCTCCGGCAATCTCCAAATACTCCGCCGGAACGTCTCCGCGGCGCACCGTATCTAAAAGGGATGCTAGCTTCTCCGGGGTAAGCCCTGCAACTAAACCGCCTGACCATAAGTCGCGGTTCGAGTTTGCAACCGGCGTTGCCCGCTGTTCGGTTAAACCGTGCGTGTCTTTGTGTTCTTTATTGCTTCCGGCTTTGCCAGTTAATCGTCCCAGCCATCCCATGGATCAACTCCTTTTAGTCCAAATGTCGTTCTTGTTTTAACCGGCTCATACGCGTAGGGCTGATACCCTGCTTCATAGCTTTGCAGCTCTGCATAGTGAGCCATTACTTTTGCGATACACGCATCGCCGTGCCGTCTTACCCTGCTTGAGCCGGTGCGATCCGTAACAAGCGGGACTCCCTGCACGACTTTTACCACCGTAAAATCATCACGGATAAAAAGATCATCAGGCACGCTTGCAGTTTTTTCTTCAAACGCGCTTTTTAATTTAGGAAAATATTCGGCGTACCATTTGCGTGACAGCATCACTTGATACACATACCCCGGCCATTCCTGCGCGGCAAGTTCGGCAATCATTTGTCCGTTTCCCCGTGAGTCAAAGGCAGCCCCTTCCAAATTATTCAATGTATTTCCGACAAGCTGTATCAGCTGCCATTGTTGGGCAAACGGAATATTGCGTAATTCAATTACGCAGAGCGTTTGAGAAACGCCTTCTTTCAGTATTTCATCAAGCCAGATAACGGTTAAGTCTCCGGAGCGGGCAAAGTCTTCACCGATAACAACCGGATTGCGCGTTCCTTGTAAAACCGGCTTTATCTCTTTAAACCATTTTTGAATGGTACGCTCCCGCTTCCACTCGCTTTCAAATGTGAAGGTATCGCTTTCGGTAAATCGGAATACCGGCGCATCTTTTTTGATGCTGTCAATGAGGGAACGCGGGAAATACTGCGTCCCGTTTGCACGCGGCACACAATATAATTCTTCATCCGCACCATCGCCGTAATCTTTAATGAGCGAAGCAAGCCACGCCGCTTCTTTTTCCGCACTCCATACCTCTCCTTTGACTTCACAAATGCGCTTGTATAAGCCGTCGCTCAAGGCATCATCAATCGTGGTGCGGTGCAGGGAGTACTCTTTTTTGCCATCGTGAATCTCTTTGACTAAATCATTAAACGGATTATCTTCCCCGTCATGGGTACTCAAAATAGCAACCGAGCCGCCCCACATCAAAAGGGCTAACGCTGCTTTTAGCAGTTCCGATAAATCATCGCAGAATGCCGCCTCATCAATAACGACATGTCCCTGCTTTGAGCGAAGCGAGCGCGGCACGGACGGCAGCCCCCAAATCTCAAATCCTGAATCAAAGCGGATTTTGTAAACGGTAATGTCTTTATCTTCATCTTTGATCACCGTCTCTTCCATATTGGAACAGGCGATGTTCAAAAGCTTTGCCCAAAATGCGGCATCATTGACAAACTGCTGCGTCATCTCTTTTGCATACGAAAGATAGTAACAGTTCATCCCGCCGTCAGTGCGTGAAAGCGCTGCCAGTAATACCGCATAGAGCGCTTCTACATACGAAGCTCCGATACGGCGGCTTTTTTCCCAGACCTTCACCTTTGCCGTGTCTTTGAGCCAGCGGCTTTGGTAGTCAAGCAAGATGTTTTTGCTTAATGCTTCCGAGATGGTCATGTTTGTATCCTAAACACTTCGGCAAGAATGGTTTCCATTGCCTCTTTACTCACGCCTTTTTTCTTCCCAACCGCTTCAACCTTTGCTGCCGTCTCTTTGAGGATGAGTTCTTTGATAGCATCTTCCCGCTCGGCATTGAGCTTTTCAGCGTGTTCCAATTCCTTCAATCCGCGCGAGACTTTAAAAATCACTTCGGTCATGAGCTTCGGATCGACATCCTTGCTTTCCTTTAATTCTTCCAGTTCACAGATAAGGTCAAAAGCGACAAGCCGTATCTGCTCATTTACTACTTTACCCAGCTTGTTCCGCGTGTCGCTGCCGTACTTTTCCAAGTAGGCTTCTGCAACCTCGCGGGCTTGCCGGTTCTTTTCGGCAAATTTTTTCATTCTAAGTGCATAGCGGTTTAAGGAGCTTTTTGAGATCAGCGGCTCTCCGGCTTCCGCATTGATGGCATCTACTATTTCAAGCTGGGTTACATCCGGTCGGTTAAGCAGCTCGATCAGGCGCTTGCGTAACGGTTCAGGCAGCTTATCAACGGTGCTTTTCTGTCCCATCTTTTTACCCTCTCGTAAAGCGCTTAATCCATAAAAGGCGGCTCAATGCCCTCTACTCGGCAATAGCCAAGTGCGACATCCAGCCCTGCGCGGGTAAGGTGTGCTAATACAAGACCTTTATCGGAAAGCCGCTCTGCCATAACAAAGCCGCGAACTTCAAGCCAATTGATAAGCGTATTCACATCAGCAAGGCTCACTGTATGTCCGTATGTCTTTAAAAGCCGCTGCAGCATTTCATTTGAAAGCGTCCTGCTTGCGTCTTTTTCAAGTCCCTGCAAGATGATACTGCGTTGGTTCGGTAAAAATATATTTTCCATCTGCCTTAAATCTCCTTTCTGAGCATCGTTTGTGTCGGCTATCTCCGCGGTGTGTTATTGATGAACCAGCCTTGAATCTGCTTTAAAATATTGTTCATGCCTTTCATCTCTCCTTCGATATTACTTAACCGCTGGCCAAGACCATCGCTTACGGTCTTTTGAAGCTCTGCCACGACATCCTCAAGTTTTTCGATGCGATCTTCCTGCTTTTTAATCTTTGCATCAGCAGAGTTTTGCACACCGGCTATTTTTGCTTCGACCTTCTTTTTATGATTTGCCCAAAGCCCGCCGAAAAATCCGGTTGTGGCTATGAAGCTGCCGATACAAGCAAGAATAAATTTGACTATTTCCATTTGTGCACCATCCAAGGCTATCTTAATTGCAGCGCAATTCCGATGCCGACTCCTCCTGCCAATCCGATACTTACCCCGCCTAAACTCCATAGCCACTTTTTGCGCCGTTCCGCTTTCAAAAGTGTTTCAAAGCCTTCCGCTTGTGTTTTCCAATACGCAACATCGGGTTTGTATTCAAGGACTCCTTGTTTATAACCGGCGTTATACGCTTCCGTGATACTCTTTTCCGCTTCTTCAACGACAATATCAAGGAGTTCCTGAACTTCCTGCCCCGTGTAGTTTCTCGTTAAGTCGATGCTGAACTTCGAGCCGGAAGCGGTCGGTGATGGATTGCTTTTCTCGGCGTAAAGTGTCAGCACAAGCGGAAGCAGCAGCAAGATCGCTCGCAGGCGTTTGTTCAATTTCTTGTCTCGTGTGTTCTTTTGCAGCATGAGATTTCTCCTCTATTGTTTGCTCATCTTCCTTGCCTCGGCGATTCAGCAGGATAAACCCGATAACGGCAGCCGCCGAAGCGATGGCTGCCCAAAGAATAATGCCTGTCTGTTTAATCTTAGCGAACATCGTCGGTTTTTCCTTTGAAGATATTGTTTATCCAGATCGACGCGTCAACCGGCAAAAACACCCCCTTGCAAAAGCCTCCAGCGAGCAGTGCATCACTCATTGCAATATGCGTAATGCCGCACGCATTCAAGATAAATGATACAATAACCAGTAAAATACCGACTCCCGCCATAATGTTGGATACGGTTTTCATGCTGATTTCCTTTTTTGCTTCTGCTTGTTGTTCCACAATGCTACCTCCGTTATGGGTTTTTATTTTGTGAGGCTGTGATACCTCCAGCCGCTTCATAAGGTCTTTAAAAGTAAGCGATATACTTAAAAGCTACTTGGTTCGCTGCGCTAGATTACGCTTCCTTGCACGGATAACGTGCCTACAATTTCGTCTCCGGCTTGTACGCCGTGCGCTTTTAGTGTTTGATTGAAAAGTTCCAAGTCTTTCGATGAGAGAATGAAGCAGCCCGCGCTCCATGCGTAGTTTGTGTCTGCTCCTTTTGAAAATGAGAACCGATCATGTATCAGCCAGCGGCCGGTCTGATAGCCTCCTTTCGTAGTCTGCATCGCGTTACGGTCAATTTTTTGTCCGTCAATATCGACCGTCTGCGTAATAGCGTGGATTTGTCCGTGAAATTTCCGCGGAGGCACGAAGCACCGCACGGTAAAATCTCCGGCAGCAATGCTGTCGCCGTAGGAAACGGTATCTCCGGGCAACATATCACCGAAGCAATAATTTGCAACGCTCTGACATTTGCATTTGAAAAGCTCTGTATCATCATTCAGCAAAATGAAATCGTCGAGGCTATTATTTTTCCAGTTATTTGAAAAGCTATCAGGTTTATCCGGTTCGGCTTTGAAATCATAGGATTCTACATACCGGATTATGTGAAGATGCAGCATAGTAAGGCTCCTTATCTTGTCAGTCATGTAAGAGCCTAGTATTTTTTTATATTGAATATCAGATAATGATTATTAAAAAGAAGCAGTTTTTTTACAATAATTTACAAGAAAATACCGGTCATTTAATTACA